CAACGAAATCTTAATTTGGTTTTCCCACTTCGTTGGTTGTGTTTGCCAACGCCCCACTCTATCTTGGCTACTTCATTATAGCGTGCTTCGTGTTCTTCCGTTATGAATTCTGATGCTTTCATTAACCAATTATCCAACTGTATCCAATGCCGCCTGCAACTTGAGTTCCTAATTCCATTGTTAAACGTTCAATGTCATTAAATCCTTCCTGCTTGATGCTGGCACCGTTTAATGCCGTGCCGCCTTGTGGTCCTGCTATACTAGCAAATTTTTCTCTTGCCTGTCCAAGCATTACCTTACAGTTTGCAAGTGTATAATCCTTAATCCATTGTCCTGAATAAACATCTTCAATTATTACAAAATCAGGCTTATTGTTATAGGCCCATAACAATACCTGTTCTGTTCCTCTTGGTCTTTGCATGATGATTAATTTCTTGCTTTGAGGATTCCACGTAAAGTTAATGAATGAACCAAACATTTTACCAACCAGTTCCTGATACTGAGCAAACAGTTCATACGTTGCTAGTCCGCCCATGTTGGTTGAACTTAATAGGTATGTGTTAGTATAGGCTAAATTAAATGGTTCAAATACCGTTCCGCCAGTTCCGTTACCAGTTCTTGATCCTACACTTCTTCTGTAAATTTGTCTAACCTGTTGAATCTCGCTTGGAAGTATGTATTCGTTTTGATCTTCTTCTAGAGAAAGTGTTATGTAACTCTCTTCAACGGAGTTATCAGAACGCTGTCTAAACACTCCTAGTGCCCTCTGAAGAGCAGTTTCGTAGTGTTCCGGATCAAGTTCCACGTCGATCATGCCATCACCTAGCATTAATCTTACATAATCGAATACTTCTTGTTTTGCTTTGTCTATTTGGCTCATATAACTATTTATGCCTTGTGCGAAAAACGGTAAATACATATACTATGCCAAGACTCAGTTTATACCGCCCGGAAAAGGGCAACGATTACAAGTTCATAGACAAGACTGCCTGGGAGATGTTCCAAGTTGGAGGCACCGATGTGCTTATGCACAAGTATCTAGGTGCTGAAGCAACAGGAAAGGAAGCAACGCCCAGTGAGCCAAAATATGATACTTTAAGCCCCACTAATATACAGGATATGCTGTTCCTTGAAAACAGGGATAGAAAGTATGATCCAGATGTTTATGTTATGCGTGGTGTGTATAACGTTCAGGACATTGACTTTAATCTAAGTCAGTTTGGATTGTTTTTACAGAATGATACAATATTCATAACATTCCATATTAATGATACAATAGAAAAACTCGGCAGAAAGATTATAGCAGGTGATGTGATAGAGTTACCTCACCTAAAGGATGAGTTCGCACTCAATGATTTAAATTATGCACTAAAAAGATTTTATGTAGTTGAAGATGTAAATCGTGCTGCTGAAGGTTTTAGTGTAACATGGTATCCACACCTATACAGAGCAAAATGTAAACCATTAGTAGATTCTCAGGAGTTCAAGGACATACTGGATCAAATTGCAGATTCAGAAAGTTTCAAGGGAACTTGGAATGCAGATTCTACATACTATCCTGGAGATACTGTAACAGCACCCAACGGAGAAAAATATACCGTTATACAGGAAGTTACAGGTATTGCTCCGCCTGATACAACATACTATAAACTTGCAGATACTCTTAAAGACATTATGTCCACTTATGAGAAAGAAATGCAAATTACACAAGCAGTTCTTGATCAAGCAGAAGCAGATGTTCCGGAAAGTGGTTACGATACAACAAAACTTTATACTTTACAAAGAACTGAAGATGGCAAGAGCGAACTCGTATCTGCTGATACCACACTGGATGATGCAACAATAGATAGCATTACAGCAGACACAGTATATCAATCCGCTGAAGCAAATGGCTACACTGGTTACTTACTAGGTGATGGTGTTCCACCTAACGGTGCTCCATTCACACAGGGCATTGCTTTCCCTATAGGACCAAGCGAAGGACAGTTCCATTTACGAACAGATTATAAACCCACACGCCTGTTCCGTTATTCTAAGGGCAGATGGAGCAGGATAGAAGATGATGTAAGAACAAACATCACACACCTTGGAACTAGCGATACAGCCGCAGGTAAAGATTTTGCTGGACACAGTCCTAAGGAAACGCAGAAAACTTCGTTTATTAACAACACAAACGAACAGGTTATTGATGGCCAGACTGTTAAAGAAAGACAGAGCCTTTCTAAAGCACTAAGACCCAAGGCAGACGAATAATGAGAATTGAAGAAATATTAGGTTTTGCAACGAGCCGACCAAAAACACATACTGTGAAAAGACGTCCACCCGAAAAAGACGATGACTCGGTTGCTGTAAAATTAAAAGCAAGGCGTGCTGCTGCTGCCAAAGGCGACAAAGATGCCTATACACATAATTTTAAAAAAGCAGGTAAGTAATGGATTTTTTCTACGACGGACAAATTAGAAGATACGTAACACAGTTTATGAGAATTTTCATAGGCTTTAAGTATGAAGCAGGAAATGGTGATCAACAGAGCATTCCTGTCATGTATGGAGATCTAACACGCCAGGTTGCAAACATAATTAGAGAAAATTCTGAAAACAAGTTACCTACCGTTCCTAGAATTGCTTGTTATATTACAGGACTGGAAATGGATACTTCCAGACTGTCTGATCCTACTTTTGTAAGCAAGGTTAACATACGTGAAAGAAACTACACTGTGGACGAAAGTGGAAATAGGAATTATACAAGTGCTCCTGGTAAAAATGTTACAGTTGAAAGGTTAATGCCCACGCCCTATATCATGACAATGAAGGCAGATATATGGACTTCAAATACTGATCAAAAATTACAATTATTAGAACAAATATTAGTATTATTCAATCCAGCATTAGAAATACAAACTACTGATAACTATGTTGATTGGACAAGTTTAAGCGTTGTTTATCTAACAGGACAACAATTTAGTTCTAGATCAATACCAGCAGGAACGGAATCAGATATTGATATTTGTTCGCTGGATTTTCAAATTCCTGTTTGGATTTCTCCACCTGCCAAGGTTAAAAAACTTGGCGTAGTAAGAAGCATCATTGCTAACATATTCACAGAAGATGGTGATGTTCAAAATCTTTCAACGTTAGTATACAATAATAGCGATTCAAACACAGTTTATGTAAATCCAAGATACCCTATACTGCTGTTCAAGGCAAATAACGGGCAGGATTATGATTATGAAGTTACAATCCTAGATCAAAATGCTGCAATACAGGATCTTGGTTTAGACAAGAAAGAATATTCGGATGGTAGAAAACTTGACTGGAATGGTGTTCTTGCAGCATTAGGAAACTTTACTGAAGGAACCAGCACGATATACTTTAGACAGCCCGATGGAACCGAAATAGAAGGAACAATAGCAATCAATCCTGTTGATCCATACATACTATTAGTAACAGTTGATCCTGACAGTCCAGGATATAAGGGCAACACTTTGCTAACAAGTTCGCAATATCCAAGCGGTAAGGGAACCGTTGATGCTATTGTTGATCCTACCACGTATAATCCAATTTATAAATTAAATGGAACTAACAATATTCCACTAGGACATAGATTGCTTGTTTTAGAAGGTGTTGCAAATGATGCAGATGGTTGGAAAAATGTTGACAATACTAATACAACAATAACTGCAAATAGCATTGTAGAATGGAATGGATCAAGTTGGGTAGTAATTTTTGATCCATCAGCAGTAGAAGATTTTACCTATGTCTCCAATCTTAACACGGGAATACAGTATAAATGGGACGGTATACAGTGGTTGAAATCATTCGAAGGCGAGTATGCACCAGGTTTCTGGAGATTCAATCCTGAGGGTGCATAAGTAATTTTATGCAAAAACGTGTCGGATTACTTTATCTATCTTTATCAACTAGAAGAATACTACTCATTCTGGAAAATGAAAAATGGACTGTTCCTACATTTCCAAAATCGGATAGTGTTATAAAAGATAGCGAAGAAATTCAATCTAAATTTGCACAAGGAAAGATATTGCCAATAGAATTGTATCTTTCCAAGGACAAGGGTTTTGAATACGGAACTTACATTTGTTTGGTTAAGGACGAATTTTTAACCAATAACGTTGCAACACTGTGTTGGAGTGATTTAGATTATCTTCCAAAAAATGTTCACGTTGGTTTGCGTAGCACATTAAATAATAATTTAATAAGAACAAAGATAGAAACAGTATTGGAGTTAGAAAATGTTATCACTTCTTGAATCTGAAAGATTTCAAAACGATTATAAAAAATTTGAATCTGAAATAGAAAAAATTGAAGATATCAAAATTAAGGCTAATTTAGAAAATCTATTACAAAAATTAGTATCGCAGGTTAAGTCATTGGACAAACAACAGAATGAATTAGTGTTCTCAAAGGATGTAAAAACCTTTGATAGAAATTCCATGACTGGTAAAATTACTGAAACAAGAAAATCTCTTGAAAGAAAAATTAAAGATTATAAAGAAACAATTAAGAATTAAACAGCAACGAAATCTTTAATAGAAATATTTCCTACCATAGCAGCATGCACACCGCACTGGTATCGATAGCCGCCGCTTATATCGCTAGGAATTTTCCAATAAACTGTTCCTGAAGTATTGCCCTGTGCAGCCGCACCAGTAGTTACAGTTCCACTAGTTGTTACATGAATAACACCTTCGTCATACTGTGTTCCCGTTCCATCCTGTATATAAAAAGGATGACCGCTTACATCTAGATTAAATGCAATTGTTGTTCTATTGATTGCATACACCGTAGGATTATCTGTAGATCCATACTGATCAAATCTATATGATGTAGCACCATTATTAGTTACATTAAGCATTGTAATGGCAGGAAGATAAATCTTGTCAATGGTTAAACCGCTTGCTGTTGCATCGTTGAGTGCTTGGAATGTAGTGGCACCGCTTATTGTGCTAGTAATTGTAACTTCATCCGATACGCTGTTTGTTGTAAGACTAATTCCAGAACCAGCAACTAGAGTAAGCGTATCCGTTGCACTGTCTGCTATAACGCTTGACTGTCCAGATACCGCTATCGTTGCAAAACTATTAGTTGATGCTCCTGCAGATGCTGATATTGTAATTGTATCAGTTGTAGCATCAGTTTCTAAAATTATGTTAGTTCCTGCTGCTATCGTGAGTGTATCTGCTAGTGTATCTGCTACAATATTGTCCTGACCTGCTACTGTAATCGTGCTAAAAGCATTATTTGTATTTGTAACAGTTAGTGCGCCTTCAGCATCAGTAGACGTTGAAATTCCGTCTCCGCCCAGTATTGAAAATACTTCGCCTGCACCAATAATCTGTTGCGTTGAATCGTCTGCCGCAATGGTAATTTCACCACTTCCGCCGCCTGCACTACCCACGCCTGCTGCTTCTGCTTTTGATAGGAAATCTGAGTTTGAAATATTATTTAGATCGGATCTAGCGAGTGCAACACCACCCTGCGAATCACCACCATCAAATAGTCTTAGAGTATTAGCATCTCGATCGTAGAAGATCTCGCCTCTCACTCCCGATTTTCTATCAAGGAATGTTGCTTCTCTTGGAATAATTCTTATGAAATCAAATACACTCTTCGTCATATAACTATTTATTCAAATATCCTAAACAGCCTAAAGCAAAGAGCAATGCTGCTATTTTATATTAAATTACCACTTTCCGATGGGACAGTGTGCCTTGGAAAGTTTTACCTTTAATCGCATCAAGCAATTGCATTGGCTACAAACATCAATGGGTTTGCGAAGATGTTCACATTGTGAGCAATGATTAAATCTTTCTTGCGCTTGTTCCTTTGTTTGGAAAAATCCCTTGACAGGAGAATCGTTATAATCTAATAGTCTATTAGCCATCCTTATGCTCCCTTAGGAGGCCAAGGATACTTATGACGCTGATCCTCAGGAATTTCATTAATGGTATATGCTTCTTCTGCGGTTGCGTCTGGATGATTTTGATAGTATGATAACCAGTATTCTGGTTCCTTAGGATTGATAAAGTCAACACTCATGTATCTATCAATGTTGCTGTGGTCAAACTTATACCAAAGTTTAAGAGTGTATCTTTTTCCTTCATCAACAGGAATTGTTGCAACTTCTAATACTGGATTATCTGTAGCAAAAATATTTAGATCTAAAAGTTGATGTCCTTCTGGTGGATAACTCATTGAATGAACAACTTCGCCTTCGTGTATGAGTTCGCAGCCAAATACCATTCCTGCTATGTTTACAATACCAGATTGTGCAGAGTCATCGTCTATAAAATAAAAACTAACATCGACTCTATTCCAATCCATATCATCGATATCTAAATCTGATATGTTCCACTTTCCGGATGAAATGTCTGCTTCTACACTAATTTTGCTCATATCTTACCTAATCTATTGGATATCTTATAACTAGGCATCCTGCCTGGCCGTTTGAACTTCCATAACTTCCGCCATTGTATGGACTACCTCTGTTAGGAGCATTACCTCCATTCTGTCCTGCAGAGATGGAGTTTCCTGAACTACGGCCACCGCCGCCTCCACCGCCGCCTCGACCGTCACTTGGTGGTTGAGATCCTCTGTTTCCTCCGCGATAGCCACCGCCACCGCCACCTGAACCTGATCTGTCGCCTCCTGGACGACCACCATCCTGTCCATCAGGACCACTTCTTCCACCCTGTGTTCCACCTGGCGAGTTACCATTTTGACCATTACGGTCTCCACCGCCACCTGAGCCTGCTCCGCCACCTTCTTGGCCTGAACCGCCTCCGCCTCCGCCTGAAGCGTGTAGCATTGTGTTGTTATTTGGTGCTAGGAAGAATGTGCCAGCACCGCCGCCACCTCCTCCGC